GCTAGCTGTTTTTGTAACCAGTGGAGAGAAATGTCATGAATGAGGCAGGCGAGCGACCGGCTGTTTGTCCGGCATGCATGTCGATTAGCTCGATAGAAAACCTACCTCGAGCGCGTCTTCTTTTGAAATCGCTTGAGTCGTTAGAGGTGCGGGATGTAAGCGCTTGGAGCGCTTCAATCCTTCGCGACGAGGTTCATCCTGATTTGGCGGTGAGAGCTGCCAGAAAGGACTTTCTGACAGTCTTGTGCCTGCTTGGATTTATTCCTTCATGTCCAGAAGTCGTTGATCTTCCACTTTTGGATCGCCGACCAGGACGAATATCTGTTGTTGATACAACTTCGAGCCATCGTCGAGATCCCGAAATATCTGGTGGCGAACCATCAGTACCTGAAACGTCCTGTAGCAGCCTTTGTCTGGGTGGACCTCAACAAGATCAACGAGCTCTCCAATGCGAGGGATTACCGGAGCCTCGTTAAAGCTCAGGAGTGCATCCGAGACTCTCATGTCGGTCGGTCGTTTTGCGCCATCCGCAAGATATTGAAAGTGCATTTTGTAAGTCATGTCCGGCCTCCATGGGCCTTTCTGTTGGGGAACAATAAGTTACCACGGATGCGCCGGACACCTATTCGACCTCTCTCTGTAGGGCGATTTCGTTCGCGTGGAGATAGGTAATTAATGGCTGGGCGGTATATCCGCTCTGGTGGTAGTCAATATGGCCAATCCATGGTTCCGGTTGTATTCGGAATTTGCAACGGACCCAAAAGTCCAGATGCTCAGCGAAACTGACCAGCGTCGTTACATCATGCTGTTATGCCTACGTTGCAGTAACGGAGATGTAACGTTACATGAAACAGAGCTAGCGTTTCAGTTACGTATCAGTGAAACGGAATGGGCTCAAACGAAGGCTGTTTTAGTAGCAAAAAAGCTCATCACAGAGGATGGAAAACCGACGGCGTGGGATAAGCGTCAATATGTCTCTGACTCAAGTGCGGCGCGGGTTGCAAGACATCGCAAGAACAAAAAACTGTTAGCGCAACAGGGGTGTAACGTTACAGTAACGCCACCAGATACAGATTCAGATACAGATAAAAGCTCTTCCGCGAAATCCGTTACATCGGGTTCAGGTTCGAAAACCTCCAAGCCCAAACCGATGGGAGTTATCGCGACGAAGTTAGTCGCGCCATCGAAAACCTCAAGTCCACTCGATCCAGTCTGCGAGCAGGCTGATCGAGCAAACCGACTCGCGGAAATCAACCAGGAGCAAATCCGAGAGGCGCTGGGCGTGCCCGACGATCCGGAGGCGTGTAGAGCGCAATTACTTTCCAAGTTCAAAACTTCGGGAGTTCACGGCAATGCTTAATCTCGAAAAGCACCTTCTCTCGGAAGCAGGTATTCCCAGTCTCGCAGAGGCCTTTGTTGAGGCCTGCCGAAATGTCCGCCCCTGCATGGCGGGGAAAGCGAAGTGGAGTCACCAGGTGGTGCATCACGCTGCTCGTGAGACCGGGTGGTGGAACCTCAACAACCGAGAAACATTTCCGAAGAACAAGATTGAGGAAATGTTTGAGAGGAACTTTTCTGAGGCTTGTAAGCGATTTGTTGAGGGCGGTTATTTGTACAAACTGCCTGCTGATTCGATTAGAACACCTGAGGTTGCTCGCGCAGCTTTGGATGCAATTAAAAGTACGCTAAAGAATTAGTTTGGTTTTATGGAGGTGTTGTTATGACAGTTAAATATTCATTGGAAGGCTTGGTTAAAGAAGGAACTATCAAACGTGCCCGTGCTGGATTGCAAGTTCCCTATAAGAATCTTGTGCCCATCTGGAACGCTCGTGACCATGACGAAGACTGGGAAGAGAAAATCACCGATTTGGTGAAATACCTTCGCAACGGCGGCACGGTCCCGGCTATCGAGATCCACATCAACGAATCCAACGGCAATATCGAAATCGTTGAGGGCTACCGCCGCCACGAGGCTTATGGTCGATTGATCGCCGAAGGTCTGCCGGTTGACTTGATCAACATCGTGCAGTTCAAAGGCAGCAAAGAAGATCGCATTGCCCGTATTGTAACCAGCAACAATCAGGTCGAGCTAAAACCGCTTGAAATGGCAAAGGTCTATAAGCAACTTTCCACGCTGAATATGACTCCGGCTCAAATTGCTGAGAAAGTTCATAAGAGCCGCCCACACGTTGATGGTTATCTGTTGTTGGCAAATGCCAATCATGATGTTCAAGAGTTGGTCCGCTCGAAGTTGGTAAGAGCAGATACCGCAATTAACTGCATTCGGGAGCATGGCGAGAAGGCAGGCGTATTCCTCCAGGAAGCGCTCCAGAAACGCGGTGGCAAGAAGATCACCATGGGCAGCATCAAAGGTAAGTCGCTGCCGAAGAAGATAGCCACCGGCTACCTCGCATCCGCCGACACGCTCGCAATCTCTTTCGGTACTGAGGTGCACACCAAGCTGTACGAGATCACCCAGGCGAAGAAAGAGCGTGGTGAAGAGATCGCCGATGAAGACCTGATCACCGTGCAGCTATCCGCGAAGGCGCTCGGCGTGTTCCTTGAGTCGCATGGTGACGCCGAAGCCGTTCGTGCCAAGCAGGCAGAAAAACAGCGTCTACGCGAAGCCAAGGCCGCTCAGGGCGAACTGGGGGGGGGGTGGTAGTCATGGCTGAGCGAATCAGTGTCAACAGCGCGCCGAAGCTTTCGGAAGCCATCACGATGCTGACCGCGATGTACCGCGAGAAGAAGTACGTCGTGGTTAGCATGCGCGGAGGCAAAGATCGCACCCTTGACCAGAATGCCCTGTGGTTTTCCCTCTATCAGCGCATCGCCCAGATGACACAGATCGGCGATGTCGAGGACGCACGCCGACACTGCAAGCTGCATTTCGGTGTGCCGATCATGCGCAGCGACTGTCCCGAATTCCGTGATGGCTGGAATCAAATGTTCTTGCATCTGACATACGAGCAGAAGCTTGAGTTGATGGGGTCTTGCCCGATATTCGGCCCGGACGGATTCCCTGTTACACGCCTATTCAATCGCGCCCAGGGCATCCAGTACACGGACCGGATCGTGGATGCCTTTTCGTCGAAGGGTGTCGTGTTCGACGACCTTCTGGGTGAGGAGGGGGAATGAGTAAGCAAACAAAGCTGACCAAGGCAGCGCGTGGCCGTGAATGCCAAATCCGCATTCCAGGTGTTTGTAACGGCAACCCCGAAACAACCGTGCTCGCGCATTACCGAATGGCCGGTACCTGCGGCATGGGCATGAAGCCAAACGACCTGCAGGGCGCTTGGGCGTGTTCTGCCTGTCATGACTACGTAGACAGCCGAAGAAGCGCTGCTGATCGAGCTGAGGCTCGCCAGTACCACGCGGAGGGCGTCATGCGCACGCAGGCCATTTTGATCAGTGAAGGGATAGTTGCAGCATGAATGAACAAGCAATTGATGTACTTGCTCGCACTTTGTGGGGGGAGGCTCGTGGCGAAGGTCTCGCCGGTCAGATCGCTGTAGCCCACGTGATCCGCAACCGCGTAAACGATGGCAAGGATAAATCTTGGTGGGGTGAGGGCTACGTCGGCGTGTGCCAAGCCAAATGGCAATTCAGCTGCTGGAACGCGAATGACCCGAATTATCCCTATCTGAGCGGCCAGAAGCCTATCCCGCTCGATCAATACACTCAGGCACGGGAAATCGCAGTAATCGTGATGGATGGTCTCCAGCCGGACCCCACAGGCGGTGCCACTCACTACTATGTAGCCAAGATGAAGAATCCGCCTGCATGGCGCACCAATGCCACGCGCACCTGTGTGATCGGTAGTCACGTGTTCTTCAAGAATGTTCCGTAAGGAGGACCGGTGAGCAAGGCAAAGAAAGGGGTTGATTGGGCCGCAATTGAGGTCGAATACCGATCTGGCGTTAGGGCGCTCAGAGTGATCGCTGTCGCGCATGGAACGAAAGAAAGCACCATTCGAACCAGGGCGCAGAAATACGGTTGGGTGCGAGATGTAGCGGGCACCAAGCGAGAAATTGTCAAGGCTGCCATGGCCGGTTCCGCGCATGATTCCGCGCAAACTTCCGCGCATGAAGTAATGCGCGGAATTGAGAGTGCAGCCGCTGAAGATATCGTTGATATGGAGCGGGGAATCCGCATCAGTCGCACGTGCCTGGAGAAGCTGGAGACGGCTGTAGGTGTCGCGAAGGAGCCGAAAGAAATCAAGGTAGTCGTCGAGGCGACGGGCATGGCCATCGATTCGATTCGCAGGATTCGCGGCCTTGATACACCACCTGGTGGTAGTCAGCGCAAAGATGATGAGATGACCCACGAGGAGCTGATTGAAGAATGTAAGCGCCTTGGCTTGCCGACATCGATCTTTGACTGATGACCAGGTCTGAGTTGTTGGATGCGTTGGCAGTAGCTGAGGCCCGGAAATCATTCTGGGCTTTTCGTCGCTACATGGACCCCAAGCTGAAGATCGGTTGGTGGCAACGTGAAGTCGCGAACGTCCTGCAGAACTTCTTCGACGAACTCATTGCCGGCGAGCGCCCAATGTACGTCATCCAGGCGCCACCACAGCACGGCAAGAGTATTCAGATCCTCGACTTCATTGCTTGGCTGTCTGGTAAACATCCTGAGTACCGGACGATCTACACGAGCTTTTCTGAGCGCCTGGGCATCCGCGCAAACCTTCGGATGCAGCGCATCATGGATAGCGCCAAATACAAGAAAGTATTCCATGGGACCCAGCTCGGAAAATCGAGAAGCAACCCAACTGGCGGTGTCGCTCTTCGTAATCACGAGATCCTCGAATATGCCGGAGAGGAGGGGTATTTCCGGAATACCACTGTACGCGGCTCAATCACCGGCGAAGGGCTCGATCTGGGTGTCATTGATGACCCCATCAAGGGTCGGGCGGAAGCCAATAGCAAGGCTGTGCGGGATGCTGCTTGGGATTGGTTGACCGATGACTTCTTCACGCGCTTTTCAGAGCATGCGGGCTTGCTGGCCATCCTCACTCGTTGGCATGTGGACGATCCGATTGGTCGGCTTATCAAGAATTCGCCAGGAGTACAGGTGTACTCCTATCCGGCAATAGCCATAAAAGACGAGCCAAACCGCAAAGAGGGTGAGCCGCTTTTTCCTGAGCACAAGTCGAAAGACTTCCTCATGGCTCGAAAGGAGGTTATGGCCGACGCCAACTGGCAGGCCCTGTATCAGCAGAACCCGCAGATTCTCGGTGGCGAGCTGATCCACAGTCGCAACTTCCGGCGTTACACGATCACGCCTCAGATCCTCTATCGGAACATCTATGCCGACACAGCGCAGAAGACTTCCGAGCACAACGACTACAGCGTCTTCCAATGCTGGGGCATGGGAGACGATGGTCGTATCTATCTGCTGGACCAGATCCGGGGCAAGTGGGAGGCGCCCGAGCTGGAGCGTAAGGCCGTCGACTTCTGGAACAAGCATGCCTGCATGCCGGGCGTGGGCGCGCTTCGGCAACTGATCGTTGAGGAAGCATCCAGCGGCACAGGCTTGATCCAGTCGATCAGGACCAGCGCAAAAGCACCGATTGCCCCTGTTGATCGTGGCACGAGAGAAGGCAAGTTGAGTCGCGTCATGGACATCCTCGGTTACATCGAGGCGGGCTTCGTGTGCATCCCTGAAGAGGCGCCATGGGTAAGCGATTTTACCGAGGAGTGCGATGCCTTCAATGCCGCCATGACCCACGACCACGACGACCAGGTAGACCCAATGGTCGACGCAATTAAAGACATGCTCGCCGGTTCGACTGGCGGGCTGATTATTCCTGAAGAAGCAGCGAGCATATTTGGATGAGACGTAAAAAAAGACGTAACGCGGTGATGCCACAGACGGCGGCGCCCATGAATATCAGTGCGATTGCCGCAACCGTATTTGATCGCGCTCCCAGTGATCAAAATCTTATGGTTGCTGATCAGTGGAAGCCACCAGTAAACCTTTGCGATTCGAGCAAAAAGGGCAAAGCAACACGTCTGGCGATGGATGCAGCCCTAGATGCTGCTGGTGTCTATACAGCTGCGCAGGCTATGGGCGGAGTCGTAGGCGTTGATGGTGGCTCGGGTATTTCCTTTCCCGGATATCCTGCGCTGGCCAACCTTCAGCAGAATCCGTTGATGCGCTTGATCGTGGACACCATCAGCGATGAATCAACACGCAAGTGGGTAACGCTCCAGGGCGTCGATAAAAAAGTAAAGGACGACGACATCAAGCGCGTCACCGATGCGTGCGAAAAATGGCAACTGCGCGACGTATTTAAAGCAGCCTCCGAGATGGTCGGCTTTCAAGGCGGCTGCCTGCTCTTTATCGACGTAGGCGCGACCGACGAAGAGTTGGTTACGCCGCTTGTGATATCGGACAAGACCATCGGCAAAGGTAAGCTGAAGGCGCTAACGATTGTCGAGCCGATGCAGGTATATCCGGGCCTATACGACGCCTCAAATCCATTGTCGCCAAAGTACTTCAGGCCAGATACATGGATTGTCCAGGGTGTTGAAGTGCACGTCAGCCGCTTCCTGTGCTTCACCAACAATATCCCCAGCCTCATGCTCAAGCCCGCCTATAACTTCTTTGGGATTCCCCTGGTGCAGCTCGCACTACGTTACGTGCAGAATTTCGAGAGCTCCCGTGACGCATCGGCAGAGATAGTTCACAACTACTCGCTGCTTGGCTTAAAGACCAATCTTTCCCAGATCCTGACGGATGAGGGAAGGGCTCAGATTCAGCGTCGAGCGAAAATGATGCTGGGGGCAAAGCGCACACTTGGCATGGCAATCATCGACAAAACGAGCGAGGAGATGTTCCAGATCGATACGCCAATGTCTGGCCTGAAGGATCTTGTAGGGCAGCAGCTTGAGCTTTTGGCGCTTATCTCAGGTATTCCTGTAACCAAGCTTTTTGGTACCGCGCCACAGGGTATGAACGCCACTGGTGAGGGCGATATGCGCAACTTCTACGACAAGATCCGGACGTGGCAGGAGATCTTGTACTTCAAGAATTTCCAGAAGGCGAGAGAGCTTATCGAGCTCACGGAGTTCGGTTCAATCACACCTGGTATCACCGAGGTGTGGGAGCCGTTGAAAGAATCCGATCCGACCGAGCAAGCGAACATACGCAAGACCAATGCAGATGCTGATGCCATCTATTTGGATCGAGGCGTCTTGCTTCCAGAGGAGGTCAGAGAGCGTCTTTCCGCAGATGAAGAAAGTGGCTTTACAGGATTGGATGAGCTCGCACCGTTAGAGGAGGAACTAATTGATGGACTCGAAACAGAAGCAACCGAGCCGGCCAGCATCGTTCCGGAACCTCAAGCCTAAATCGGGCGGCATGGTTGCTCGGCCACCGATGGCAAACGCAGCGCTGAAGGTGCGGTATGCCCAAAAGCTGAAGCAGCTCAATCAAGCCATGTTCGCGAGTGTTGAGTGGTGGCTAACTGCCATGTATCGAAGTCGAGAAGGGGAAGTGGTTGGGGATGCCAGTCCAGCGGCGGAGGCACAAAAGTTACTTTCAGCATTGGGGCGAAAATGGAAAGGCTTATACGGAAGCAAGGCCAATGATTTGGCGAAGTGGTTCATCCGCACTGCTGATACAACAACGACATCCAGTCTCTTTAGCTCGCTCAAGGAGTTCATGCCCACCGTAAAGCCTCAGATGTCCAGGAGGACGCAAAACATACTTACAGCGATGACTAAGGATAACGTCGGTTTAATAAAATCAATTCCGACCAAGTATTTTGAACAAATCGAAGAGGCCGTCATGCGAGCTATGACAAATGGCCGCGATCTTGAGTCATTAAAAAAGGATCTTTTATCAATAGGTGGGGTTACAGATAAGCGCGCCGATTTGATTGCGCGCGATCAAGCGAGCAAAGCTGCTTCTGTAATCAATCGATCTAGACAATTAGATCTTGGAATCAAAAAGGGTATTTGGATTCACACCCATGCATCGAAAGAACCTAGACAAAGTCATCTTGATGCTAATGGCAAAGAATATGATCTAGAAAGAGGCATGTTGATCGATGGGGAGTGGATTCAGCCAGGAGAGGAAATTAACTGTACGTGTATGGGGGCGCCAGTAATTCCCGGGTTCGAATAATAAGATACAAATCCTTATTGCTTTCTCGGGTTTTCTGCTTAACTATATTCATACATTAATTGTAGGTGTGAATTCTCGCCATGAGTGCAGCAGTGCTCGCTAATGACTCGGCGCGCAGGGTTGATGAAAACGGCTTTTTGCATGTTGATGTTTCGACTCTAACTAAGGCAGCGGTCAATCCGTACTACGGTCGTGAGATACCAGAATGGGAAAGTCTTGGGCTTGAGCCTGACAATATTTACCAGGTGCTTCGTCCAGCTGATGAGCTTGAGAAGGCTGTAGATACATTTAACGGCTTGCCGATTCTCATTAAGCATAAAGAGGATTCGGCACTCGACCCGCAGAAGGCACTACGGGTAGGCACAACAGGAACAAGTGCTGTTTGGGATGAACCCTACATCGTTAATGCGATTGTCTTCCATGATGCGACAGCAATTGCGCTCATTGAGTCCAACCAGCAGAAAGAGTTAAGCGCAGGTTATCGTTACGAAGCTGTAATCGAAAAAGGAACTTTCGAAGGGCAAGCCTACGACCTGCGAATGAAGAATATACGGGGCAATCACATTGCCCTGGTCGAAGAAGGTCGAGCTGGAACTGATGTCGTTGTAGCTGATGGCTCCCCATTTTTAAGAGGTATGGTTATGAGCGTTAAAGAGAAGGCAAAGGCGCTGGCAAAGTTGCTTTCAGGAAAAGGGTTGCTCGCGAAGGATGAAGCGATTGCGGCTGATGAAATTGAAAAGGCGATGGATGCCGAAGAAAAGCCCAAGGACGAACCAGTGGGTGATCAGGACCCTATTCAGGTTCTTACCGCTGAATTGGAAAAACTGAAACAGCAACTAGCCTCACTTGCTCCCCAAGAAATCGCTGAAGACGCTGCGAAAGACGAAGAGTCGACCGTACCTCCTAAAGAACCGATGGCGACGGATAAGAAGTTGCAGAATCCACCGAAAAAAGAAGAGCCCGTAATTGCGGTTGATGAGAAGAAAATCACTGCCAATGTGATGGCGCACTTCCGGGAAAAGGAAATAGCTGCCGAAGAAGTTCGCCCATTGGTTGGCACCGTGACGGTTTCCGCCTTCGATAGTGCGGAGGGCATCTATGCCTTTGCCCTAGAACAGAAGGGCATGAATCCAAAGGATTATCCCGCCAGCGCTCATAAAGGCATGGTGGCGGTACTCAATGCCCAGCGCAATCCGACGCCGATTGCGCTGGACGCTAAGCCGTCTGGCGTTCTCGCGGACATCGATCTTGGCCGCTTCCACTAATGCAGGAGTAATAAAAGTGCCTTTTCAGCGGACAGTACAAAGCGGCCTTGTCGAAGGCATGCCAGGCGATCCGGCTAGCGCCAACCCGTTTTCCACTATGGTCAAGCAGGCCAAGGATGCTTGCGCCCCAGGCTTGTTCTTGTGGGGCAGTGCGGACGGGAAAACTTTTTCGCCGCTGGGGATCGGTAAGCCTGACGCATATTGTATGCGCGATCAGACGCAGCCTTTTGGGGGCTTTCTGAAAGAGTCCGGACACATTATCCCTCTGGGCTTCAATGCGACCGGCGCCATTAATGGCGACTGGTATGCCGTTTCAACTACTACCGCTTCCGTCAAGCAAAAAGTATTTGCTTCTAACTTGAACGGAAAAATCTCAACGGGTGCGGCTGGCGCAGCTATCGCCGATCACACTGAAACAGATTTCACCGTCACAAAGGTTGCAGGTACGGGTGCAGCCGGCAGTGCAATCGTAATTTCCAAGCACTGAGGCGCATTATGAGCATTCAAGATTTTCAACGACTAGAGCGAATCGGTATTTCTGGTGTTCCACGGCAGTGGTTGGATGACACTGCGCGGGCGCGTATCGCACAGGATGCCGCGTTAGTTACTACGCCGAACAACGGCGTACCTGCGTGGATGACGCAGTACACATCTCCGAAGCTTATTAAGGTATTGACCGCAAAGTTGGGTGCAGAAGAAGCATTTGACCCAGCGCGCGTGGGCAGTTATGGCACCATGACCGCAGCGTTCCCGATGATTGAGCACACTGGCGATGTTGGCGCGTATTCCGACTATGGGCGCGATGGTCATGCAGGCTTCAACGCTAACTGGCCAATGCGTGAGTCTTTCTACTTTCAAACTATTGTGACTTGGGGTGATCTTGAGTTAGCTGTTATGGCCGCCGGCAAGATCGATGCGGCCAGCCAGAAGCAGGATGCCGCTGCCTTGGTTATGAAGATGGCGCATAACAAAATCTGGTTTTACGGTGTTCAGAACTTGTCAAACTGGGGGATCTTGAATGACACGCGCCTGAATCCTGCCGTACCTCCTTTGCCTAATACTAACTCCGACCTCGAGTGGGCGGATAAGGACGACAAGGAAGTCTACGACGACGTAAAGTATCTTTATAAAACACTGGTCGCTCAGAACGGCGGGTTGGTCGACAAAAAAACAAAGATGACGCTCATTCTCGATACCGACTCTGAAACAGAGCTCGATAAGAAGAGTGCTTATGGCGAGTCCGTTGTCGTGTCGCTGAAAAAAACCTATCCGAATATGGAGATTGTGACAGCGGTCGAGATGGATACAGCGTCTGGTCGAGTAGCAATGCTCATCGCGCATGAAGTCATGGGCCAAAAAACTGGTGAGCTGGGCTATGTCGAGCTACTGAAAGCTCACGGCGTCGTGCGAGATCTTTCCAGTCTTCGCCAAAAATATTCGGGCGCGAACTTCGGTGCTGTCATGTATCAGCCGAATGCCATCGCCACCATGATCGGGATCTGACCATGATTATCTATTCCAAACTGCCACGCGATATAACTTTCACGGTCGGTTCCTCGGTAGTGACTATCAAAAAAGCTGACGAAAATCCGGATAGCCTTGTTCCTGGTTGCAGCAAAAACGATATCGCCGATGCACTGTGGGAAGAGGTGCTGGCGAAATACGGCAAGCACAGCGCGATTAAAAGGGGCTTTATTTTTGCGTCCAAAAACGACAAGGAAGCAAAGGCCCAGTCAGAAGATATGAAGGGCGAAAAAACAGGACTGGAAAAACTGGATCCGGATAAAGTTCCTGGTGTTCAACGCAATGACGATCCGGATGTTAAAAACCCACAAGCGCAACAGGTGCGCAAGTGATAGTCACATTCGACCCGGTGAAGTTTCGTCTTACTTTTCCGGGGGCTTTTCCAGAGCTCGAATATCCTGATCTGTTTTTGCAGGCCAGCTTTAACCGCGCGGCGATGCAGATCAGCAATGCGACTGACTCTCCAATCCCTGTAGAGCCGCGTGAGGGGATTTTGTACCTCACAACGGCTCATATCGCGATCATTGGTCGGCGCGATCCAAACATGTCTGGTCAGATCGTTTCGGCCTCTCAGGGGACCACCAGCGTAACCCTGTCGAATCCTGTAGCCATCGGTAGCGAAGCATGGTGGCTACAAACTTCATACGGACAGGAAGCCTGGCAAGCAACAAGTCCCTATCGCTCATTTTTGTGGGTGGAATGATGAGTGGCGCGAAGATTGTCGGCGGTGAAAAGCTTGAAGCGGTCCTGAAAAAACTTGCTGCTGCGAAAGGCGCGCGTGTGCGTGTTGGCATTCTGGAAAACACGAAATATCCAGACGGCACGGATGCGGCCATGGTTGCCGGGGTTCAGGAGTTCGGTAACGAGAACACACCAGCACGTTCATTTATGCGTCGAACTGTCGCGGAGCGTGTGGGTGTCTGGAAAAACGGTTTTGCCAAGCAGCTTGAAACCAACAGCGTCGAAGGCTCGTTAGACGTATTGGGCGAGCAAATGGCAAAAGATATTCAGACAACCATCCTCAAGATTGCGGATGAGGGCGGAAACGCACCAACAACGATTGAGCGCAAGCGCAGCAAAAAAGATCGGCCTCTAATCGATTCCACGTTGATGCTGAACAGCGTCAAGCACGAGGTAGTGCCCGGTGAATCTGAATAATCTCGTGGGCGGCATCCTCAACAGCGTAACGCCTCAAGAAGAGGTCGTGCTTTTCCGCTGCACTGGCCAGACAAATGACAGAGGCAAGATCACCCCAGTCTACGCGCCAGCATTCCCCACCATGGCACGTGTGCAATCAGTCAGCGATGCAGCGCTCAAGTTAATCGATCGTGTCGGGGACAACAGCAAGCTTCTGCACTTCTACTTGAATGGCGATTGGCGAGGCGTGTTCCGTCCGGACGGTACCGGCGGTGACATGATCTATGCCCGTGGTCGGTGGTGGCTAATCACAGCCGTGCCTGAGGACTTCTCGCACGCCGGCTGGGTATGTGTACGGGGCACATTGCAAATGACCGGACCTGTCGGGGTGGCCTACCCATGACAGACGTTCTCGGCGCCATGTATGACCTGGTAGCAACGTTCGCCACCACACCGGCGGACAACATCCTGCGCGCTTGGCCAGATCGGGCTGCTCTACCGCTGCATAGCTATGCCGTAATGACCCTGATCGATGTTGGCCGTCGCGGCACTAACTCGACTGACTTCACGTTCGATCCGGACACCGAAGAAGACGGCGAAGAGACAGAAAGCGTCCTGCGCGAAACCATGGTGCAGATCGATTTCGTCGGCACTGATGCGGCTGCCAATGCCGGCAAATTTGAACTGCTGAGCCGGTCCGCCACTTTCTGCGACTTCCTTGAACCCTACGGCATATCTCCTTTGTTCGCGGATAACCCACGTGAGATGACCAAGCCCGACGGCACCGATCAATACGCCATCCGCTACGTCATCACCCTGACCATTTCCTACTGGGATGAAACCAGCATCGCCGTGCCGTGGTTCGACGATGCAACCCTTACAACTGAGGTAATCCAATGAGCATTCCAGCCTCGGCTATTGTTGAAGTCAATCCGGGTCTATTGGTGCCAGGCGGTACCGATCTGGAGTTGAACGCGCTGTTTGCCTATGACACTCCGCTGATTCCTCCTGGTGCAGTTTTCGCGTTTCCGTCTGCTGATGATGCGAAAGCATTTTTCCCGCCTGACGCGGACATCCTGGCACCGATCAGCATCTACTTTCGCGGCTACAACAACAGCCCGATCAAACCGCGAGCGTTGTTTATCGCTCGTTGGACAGCTGAGGCGACGGCACCCTATGTCATCGGTGCCAAGCATTTGTCGCTGGTTGAGCTGAAGGCAATCAGCGACGGCGAGCTCACGCTTACCATGGGCGGTGAGTCCGAAACCCTAAGCGATCTGGATTTCAGTGGAGCCACGTCGTTCTCCGACATTGCGGCCATTGTCCAGGCGGCGATGATCTCCGCAGCAGGCACGGACGAGTTCTGGCTGGATTCGATCTGCACCTACGACGGTGTCATGAAGCGCTTCACCATCGGCTCCAGTCACCGCGACGATGAGGGCGCGATCTCCAAGCCAACAGGGGACGTCGCGCAGGCGCTTGGATTGACCTCGGGCATGCCATTTCAAGGCGCATCGGTCCAATCGCCTGCAGTGTGCATGGACGCCGTCAAGCAAGTGACGACCAACTGGGTCACTTTCACCTCGGGCAAGGTTACGACGATACCTACAGAGGTGGAGCAGCTGGAGTTCGCCAAGTGGTCAAGCGATCAAGGCGTTCGCCATCTGTACGTGCTGTATGAGGACAACCCAAATCTGATCGAGCAAGGCAACACCGACAACATAGGTCGTCAGATTCAAGACCTGGACTTGTCGGGCGTCGCGGGCGAGTACGGTGAAATCGAGTACGCCGCATTCCTGATGGGTGTTGCCGCGTCGATTGACTACAACCGACCAGACGGCGCCATCACGACCGCTTTCAAGGCGCAGGACGGTATCGCCTTCAACGTGACCGATGAACCCACTGCTAACCAGTTGACCACCAATGGTTTCAACTACTACGGCGACTGGGCCACGGCCAACGATCAGTTCAAGTTCCACTACCCGGGCCAGATGTACGGACGCTATTTGTGGGTGGACACCTACCTCAACGCCATCTGGCTGAACAACGCGCTGCAGGTGTCGCTCATGGCCGGCCTGTCGAGTGTTGGGCGCTCCCCGCACAACGCGAAAGGATACGCACTTGTGCGTGCCTGGCTACTGGACCCGATCCTGCGCGCCAAGAGCTCTGGTGTCATCGATGACGGCATCGTCCTGGACGAATCGCAGAAGGCTGAAATCGCCGCACAGGCCGGCATGGATATTTCGTCTCAGCTGCAAACCAGCGGCTACTTCATTCAGATCCTCGATCCGGGCGCGGTCGCTCGCAAAGAACGGAAAAGCCCAATTATCAACTTTTGGTACACCTACGGCGGCTCCATTCAGATGCTCGTCGTCGCGTCCCGCGCAATCGTCTAAGGAGCCCACGACATGACAGCGAGAAAGGGCAACATCACCTCAGCGAACTCCACGGGCATCATCACCGTCGATGAGCTTTTTCCGAATGGCTTTCTGCTTGAGAACTACGCCACGGACGCCGCCATTGCGATGGATGAAGAGACCGTCGCCGAAACTCGTATGGGCGTCGACGGCAAGATGGTGGCCGGCTACGTGCCCTCCATCAAAGTGCTGACGCTGTCACTTGAGGCGGTCAGCGCAGCCGCAAAATCCCTCGACCTGGTCAACGCCAGAAGCCACCAAAACATGGCGATTTATTACCTGTCGCTGTCGTTCTCCGTTCCAGGGCTTCGTCAGACCTGGACGTTCCAGGACGGCGTATTGAAAAGCCTTAAATCGGTACCGGACGTTAAGAAAGTTCTCGACATCCGCACCTTCAAATTCGACTTCGAATCACTCGACATTCAGGACTGGTAATCATGGCTCGCAAAGTAAACACAATCAGCTTTAACGATGGCGGCGAAGAAAAGAGCTTCCGTATTACACAGATGCCGGCAACCAAGCTTGAGGCTTGGATTGCACGAGCATTGCTCCTGGTTGGGCATACCGACATCGATCCGTCCGCTTTTGCGGGCGGTACCGACGCTGCTGCTTCCGCCGGCATAAAGGCACTTTCGGGCGTGAGTTACGAGCAGGCCAAGCCGCTCTATGACGAACTGCTGGGCTGCTGCGAAGTCATGATCGGCGACCACTTCGAAGCCCTCACGATTTCGAATGCTGACGTGCACATCGAAGACGTAAAGACCCTTTTCAAATTGCGCATGGAGGCGGCCAAGCTGAACTTCAGTTTTTTCGACTTCGGCGCGCTGTCGAAATCGATGATGGAGAAGATGACGGCCGCCGGTATTACAGCTACGTCAACGTATCCGGCCTGATTGGCGTGATTACCAGCAGCAAGATGGCCACCCTGCGCGACCTGGAGGAGTACTACTCCTTCGAGGACGCGCTGAACATGGTCGAGATCATCCGCATCAACAATGCGAATGAGCGTATCGCAATGAAGAAGGACTGAGCATGGCAACTGTTATTGATGCGCTGCTGATCACCTTTGGCCTCGATCCATCCGGAATCCACAAGGGAGCGGAAGAGGGCAAAAGCTCGCTTGAGGGGTTGAAGTCGGCAGCGCTCAAAGCATTCGCAGTGATTGGGAGCGCAGTTCTGATCAAGCAAGCGTTCAGTGAGTACCTGGTCGCCGCCGACAGTGTTGCCAAACTGTCGGCCAAGCTCGGGGAAAACGCCAGCGAGATGCAGGCATGGGGCGGGGCGGTGGCACTAGAGGGCGGGTCGATCGAGTCGTTCAATAGCTCCATTTCTAAACTCAACGAAGGCCTGGTACAGATGGCCACGACCGGTGGTGGGCGCTCTGCCAAGTTCTTTCAGGCGCTAGGTATCAGTGCTACTGACGCATCAGGCAAGGTCAAACCCGCCACGGAAGTACTGCTCGAACTCTCGGACAAATTCAAAGATATGTCAGCTCAGGAAGTGGCCGGGCTGGGCGCAAAAATGGGGCTGGATGCCGGAACGATCTCGATGCTCAAAAAGGGCCGCGACGGCATAGCCGCCATGATCGAGGAACAAAAGGAGCTGGGCGAGTACACCAAAAAAGATACTGATGCTGCCGAAGCTTTTAATGATTCCTGGGATAAAACGAGCAAATCGCTGTCGATGGTCGCTACCAAAATATTCACCATCTTCACTCCTGCGCTCACCGGCATGATGGATGCCATCCGCCCGATCATCATCCAGATCCGCAAATGGGCCGAAATTCTTTCGGACAAACTTCAGCCGGCAATCGACGCCATTACGAAGTTCATGAAAGAACATCAAACGGTGGTAACCACGGCCTTTGCCGTGATCGCAGGTGTGCTTGTGGCGTTGCTGGTGCCGGCGCTGTGGTCTGCTGTGGTGGCGACTTACGCGTTGCTTGCTCCTTATATTGCGATCGCGGCAGTGATTGCTTTGGTGGGCTTGGCCATCGGCCTTCTAGTCGAAGACTTTATTGTATGGCAAGAAGGCGGAGAGGCGGCATTCGGTGGAGTTTACCAAGCTGTTGCGGATTTCTGGGCCCAGGTGAAGCCTATCGTTGATCTGTTCATAAATTACTTTACCGCTGGATGGGCTTTGATTTGGGAAGCAGCCAAGACTGCCTTCGCATTTTTAAAAGGCCTGTTCACCGGCAATTTCACCGAGTTCTTTGCAGCCATTGATGGCTTACAGGAGAAGTTCGCGCTCTTTTGGGAGGCTGTTAAAAATCTCGCAGCGCCGTTTTTCGATTGGCTGGGCGAAAAATTCGCTACGGTTGCCGAATTAGGTGGAAAGGTCGCTGGATTTTTCAGTTTTGGTGGAGATGATGAGGGCTCCGAAGCTGGTGCGTCAGGTGCGAGTGGTGCTGGTGCACCTACCGCTAAGGACGCCGTTTCGCCCGCTGCTGTAGCTGCTGGCGCCAGCGCCGGTAGTAAGACGGTAACTGTCACTCAATCAGTCGGTAGTGTCACCGTCAACACGCAAGCCACGGACGGTAAAGGTGTCGCGTCTGCTCTCAATGGTGCTACGAATAACGAGCTGCAAGGGTTAGTCAATTCGGTTGATTCGGGGGTTATGCAATGACCTACGAAATCACCGACGCGACCACTAATCGCCCTATAGCGCGCATCGCATCCTTTATTGGCCTGAGTTACAAGGGAGAGTCGAAGGTCACCCGCTATCCTGTTGAGCGTGGCGGCTTTTTCTCGGCTAACAAAGTCGGCTCGCCTTGGTCGATTCCGCTTCAGATTGCCATTTCAGGAACGTCCGAATCATTGCGCGCCACGCTGGCGACTCTGGCTAAGTATGAGCAAGGAACTGAACTGGTAAACATCACCACGCCTTTTCATACCTACCTCGACGGCAATATAGAGTCCCTCAGTTGGACGCTCAATGAAGGCGACGCTACCGGTTTGTTGATACTCGAACTCGGCATCGTCGAGATTCGACAGATCGATGCACGTTATACCAGTGTATCGGTGCCGCCTAAGAAAGCGGCCCAGGTGAAAAACAAATCGGACGCATCGACAGTTGAGGCCGGGAAGCAACAACCGAAGCCGCGACGTCAAAGCGTGCTTGGAGGGTGGCTGAAGTGATTGAGATCCCACTTTCTCCGATCCCTGGCCAGCGCCTGCAAATCGTCCTCGACGATCAGAATGTCACGCTTCAACTACGCCAGAAGGGCGCACGCTTGTACATCGACCTCGATGTCAGCGGTACACCCGTCATGGGCGGGGCGATCTGCAGCGACCGGACGAACGTGAAGCAATTCAAAACCATGCCATTTCGGGGCGGCCTGTACTTCGTTGATACCAAAGGCCGAGACGCGCCCCAGTTCGAAGGACTCGGTACCCGCTGGGTGCTGATGTACCTATCCGAGGAAGAACTATGACCAGCTTCACGCAGAAGCAAATAGAAGTCCGCTTTACGCTGGGTGCAGGCCAGTTCGCGGCGGGCGGCAATACCAAGATCGTCAACGGTCTAGCGACTCGCTGCAAGATCAACAAGCCAGGCTTACCCGACAAAAACGGCGCATCGGTGATGATCTGGGGGCTGCTGCCGGACGACATGGCCAGACTGACCACGCTAAATTTTCGACCGCTTCAGGTGCAGAAAAACCTTATCCAGATTATGGCGGGCGACGTGGGCGGATCGATGTCTGTGGCTTTCGCTGGCGAGATCACCAGCGCCTTTGCCGACTACAACGCGGCGCCCGATATTGCTTTCGTGGTTGAGGCGCTGGCCGGTTACTACCCGAGTGTCACGCCGGCGGCGCCAATGTCGATTCGCGGCTCGGTGTCGATCGAAGAGATCGTGAGCGGCATTGCCAAGGATATCGGTTACCAGTTCGAAAACTTTGGGGTTACCGCCTCGCTGCTCAATCCGATCCTGAGCGGCTCGCCTATCGAAAAAGCCCGGACGGCGTGCCGCAATGCCAACGTGCAACTGATCATCGATGACAACCGGCTGCGCATAGCACCGCCTGGTGGCGCGGTGGGCCGTGGCCAGCCGGTGGCCATGTCAGCAGAGACCGGCCTGATCGGCTACCCGACGTTCAGCTCCGACGGCATCAAGCTCAAAGGCTATTACCAGCCGGACCTTGAGTTGGGTGGGCGCTTGCGCGTCGAGTCAATCGTACCCATGGCAACCGGCGACTGGGTCATTACCAAGCTGTCGCACAACATCGAGGCGAATATCCCAGGCGCGGATAACGCATGGTATTCCGAGCTTGATGCGACTTATGGCGGTGGCGTATGACCGAGCCAGTCAAGGGGGCGCGCAAGCTCAGCAGCGCCAATTCCCCGGTCAATGCGATCAGCTTCCTGGTCGAACGGATGCTGGCCGGCTCCCTCAACACCTGCACTTTGGTGCGCGTGGATGAGGTCGATCCGAGCCCAGAAGCCCCGAGGGTCGTGGTGACGCCACTGGTGCCGCAGATCGATGGTGACGGGAATACGCTGCCACCTCAGCCCATTTATGACGTGCCCTATTCGCGAGTTCAGGGCGGTGTCGCCGCGCTGATTATCGATCCGGTGCCAGGTGATATCGGTATCGCGTTATTTGCCCAGCGCGATATCTCCACAGTCAAGCTGACAAAGAACTCTGGCCAGCCTGGGAGCCTGCGCACATTCGACCAGGGCGATGCGCTGTACGTGGGCTGGGTGCTGAATGAAACACCGACAGTGTTCCTTGAGATCACGCAGGACGGGAAGATCAAGTTGGTGGCGCCGGCAGGTGTCGACATCGAGGGCGACTTGCGTGTATCCGGCAAGGTCGATGCTGCAGGTGATGTGGTCGGTGGCGGCATATCGCTAAGCACGCACACGCACCTATCCGCAGCTCCTGGTGATCCAACGAGTCCGCCGCAATGAAGACACTTCTGCTTACGCCCGAGTGGGATCTGCAGCTGGATGCGTCCGGCCAGTTCGCGACGGTGTCCGGACCTCTGGCCGTGGCTCAGTCGGTAGCCAACGCCATTCGGCTGTTCACGCATGATGCCTATTTCAACCAGACCGAGGGTGTTCCTCACTTTGATATCACCCTCGGTCATCAGCCAAGTCCGGACGTCGTGAAAGAGCGCTTGATCCGTGCGGCACTGGCGGTACCCGAGGTTGTCTCGGCGACCATGACATCGTTTGCGGTGGTCAATCGAGTGGCCACCGGCAACATCGATATTGAGACTGGCGGGGAGGTTGTTAATGTTGCATTTTGATCCCGCGACGGGGCTCTACGCGGACGACACCGCCGTTATTCGTGCGGAGACAGAGGCGCTGTGGAAAGAGGCGCTGGGTGGAGATGCTGATACATCGCCCGGCTCGCCCATCGGTCAACTGATCGATTCGCAAACTGCACTGGTGGCGGACAAAGATCGTCAGGTCCTTTACCTGTCCAATCAATTCAACCCGGCTGCCAACGAAGGTATCTGGCAGGACGCCATTGGGCAGATCTATTTCCAAGAGCGTCTCGGTGCGGCGCCGACACTGGTCGAATGCATGTGCACCGGCCTGGCAGGCACGACGGTTTCTGGTTCGGTGCAGGCCGACACGGGAATGCGTCTGATGACCGTTGCGCCCGTGCTGATTCCCGCGACTGGAAGCGTGCTGGTGTCTTTTCGCACGGTAGAGGAAGGGCCTATTGTCATTCCGGCAAACAGCGTCACCACGATCATCACAACGGTTCCTGGCTGGGACACGGTCGACAATGCTGCCCCTGGTGTTGAAGGTCGATTGATCGAAAGCCCGCAAGAGTTCGAGGCGCGGCGCAAGGCCAGCGTGGCAAACAACTCGCAAGGGCGGGCAGTGGCCATCAATGGCGCCATTGCCGCAGTCACCGGCGTGATTGATTCGGTGGTGCTGGAGAATTACAAGAGCGCGCCTGTCGTTGAGTACGGCGTGACCATTCCCGCGCACACTTTCTGGATCGCGGCGGCGGGAGGCAATCCTGCCGATATCGCTTTGGCCATATACCAGAAAAAGGACGGAGGTGCCGCTACTGCCGGCAATACCACTATCTCGCACGTGGACCCTGAATATCCCCTGGCTACCTACACCTATAACTTTGAGATTCCCGCGAACCTCAATATCACCGTGACGGCAACAATCAAGGCCACCGATACGACGCCCAGCGATATTGCCGCCAAGATCAAAACAGCAGTAACCGACAACTTCTATGGGCGCGGCTCGGTTGATCGCGTACGGATGGCGTCGACATTGTATGCCTCACGCTTCTACACGCCGGTCATCACCGCAGGCGTTGAGGACCTGGTTTCGGTCACCCTGAGCATTGGTGGCAGCCAGCTCAATAGCATCGAGATCAATGCCGACCGACTCCCCAATCTGGCCGACGTCCTAACGGTGTTCGCACCATGATCACCGCTGAAGAGACGGTCCAGTCTCAATACTCGTCAAGCCCGCGCCTGATCAAGCTGGTTCAGGGGATGGCGCAGCAGCTCAACCCTCAAAAGGATATCGAGCTGTTTTTCCGCAAGGTCGTGGACATCAGCCAGGCCGAAGGGTGGGGATTGGACAATTGGGGGCGGATTCTTGGTCTCGGTCGGATCGTCGAGATATCGGCCACCAACAGTTTCGGTTTCGCCGGTAGCGGTTTGCAGCCGTTCAATCAAGCCGCCTTTGATTCGGGCGGGTTGACGAGAAACTACAACCTACTGGATGACGCTTACCGCAAGTTCCTGATGCTCAAGGCTGCATCGAACATCAGCAACGCCACAATCCCGACGATCAATCGATTCATGTCGCTGGTGTTTAAGGGGCGAGGGGACGTGTATGTCCTAGAAACCGGCCCCATGCAAATCCAGTACACCTTCAAATTTATTTTGGAACCATGGGAGCGAACGGTCATGAACCTTGACTGGATGATTCCGCGCCCGGGTTGTGTTTCCTATACGTGGGTTGAAGAGCCCGTAGCTCCATAAAGGAACAAAAAGATGGATCAGCCTGATCTGATTTTGAAACCCCTGGCTGAAGATTCGGCCACTAAAGTACTGCCGCCATTGACCGCCGCCGAAGCTGGCTTCGGACGGATGTCGCAAGAAGCTGGCTTTCCGCCTGAGACGCAGCAGCCACTGGAGACTGGCGGCAAGGCTCCTCAGCGCGATGATATGAACGGTGCGCTCAACTTGTTATCCCAGCACCTCGTGTTCCAGCAGGCGGGAGGTCAATACAAGTTCAATCCGGTACTTACTTACGACATTGGGCACAGGATCGTTCTTGATGATGGCGTGACTGAGGTGATGTCGATCGTCGATGGCAACAATTCAGATCCTAACGCAGGCTTGGGAAGCTCATGGCGCTCAATCGTAGTCGTACCACCGGCTACGGAAACGGTCGCGGGTGTGATCCGTATTGCGACGGATGATGAAGTCTATGCAGGGGCTGTCGATGACGCGGCGGTCACGCCGCTCAAGCTCAAGAATAAAAGCCAGGCTTCGAAAACGGATGATACCCCCGGCAAGCTTTTAATGACGGGCGCACACGGCATGGGCGGTGGCGGGATTTTCCTTCCTGAGGGGGTCGATCTCAATGACGTTATGGCCTATGGCATCTACCGAGTGACCCTCGGGCTGAATATACCGGCGGGTTTTGAACATTCAACGATGCTCGTGATGGTGGGGGGGACTGACGTCGTGACCCAACTGATGATTAGTAATCAGTCGGGAATCATTGCAACACGTGCCCTGATTATTGGCGGTTCGGGTTGGGGGCTTTGGAATATCCAGTGGGGCAACGCCAACCTTGATCTCAATGCGATAGTTTCTATACCTGTCGGCGTTCCGATCGCCTGGCCAACAGAGATCCCGCCACCCCGGTTCCTTCTCATGCAGGGACAACCCTTCGATGTATCCAGCTTTCCTGGATTAGCCACCGTCTATCCCAGCGGAGTAGTGCCTGACATGCGCGGTGAATGGATTCGAGGTGCCGACACTTACCGAGGAATTGATCCAGGGCGAGCCTTGTTGAGTTGGCAGCCAGGCATGATTGAAGCTCACGATCATGTAGCCGCGGTGGGGGCTGGCCAGAACATTCTGGGTGGCGGAGGCGTCCCGGCTCCAACGGTGGGCAGCACAAGCACAAGCGTAACTGGCGGCTCCGAAACGCGCCCGCGCAACGTCGCGTTTAACTTTATTTGCAGGGCGCATTGATGATCAGTTTAGTGGATGGTTTTTTTGAAGAGAGTGGATGTATTCAAGCTCATACCTTTGATGGCGTGACCGGTGAATACCTGGGCGAACGCGAGATGCATGTCAGTCAGGGGTGTGGTCTGCCAGCGGGAACAACGTTGAGAGAGCCGCCGATAGTCAGCGAACACCAGGTTGCCGTCTGGCGCCAGGATACGTGGGTGTTGGTTCCTGATTTTCGCGGACTGGTTTTTCGCACCAGCGACGGCGCGCAAGAGACCCACTCAATGCCGGGTGAATTACCTCCTGAGCTGACGACCTTGCCAAGGCCGAGTGCTGCCTATGTCTGGGGTGGCATCAACTGGGTGCTTGATGTCGAGCTCGACTTGGAGTTCAAAACGCTAAGGGAAAGGACGTGGATCGAAAGTGAATTGCGAGAGGCGGGGCGGGAGATTGAAAAGCATCAGGACGCTGACTCGACGGCAATCGGTACTGAAGCCGACTGGCGGAAATATCGTATTGAACTGAGAGCTTGGCCGGATAACGGGGCGTTTCCTGATGCCGATAAACGCCCCCAACCTCCCGCGTCGTAACAGCGCTCATCTGGAATGATTGACATGAAAATCGACACTGGCGAAGCCATAGGTCTATTCAAATTTATTCTCAACAAGATGTCTTGGAAGCTGGTTGCTCAGCTCATGGTCATCGGCGTGTTTTGCGGTGTTTCCTATTTCGCTTGGGAGGCGCGTTGGAATATTTCATCAATTGCGGTCAGTAAGTGGGCCACTCCTGAAATCAATCAGGATCGACTGCCAGCATTGGTTGAAGGGCTCGTCAATGACGTTGACCCGAAGGCGATTATGGTCTGGTCTGCCAATGTTGGGGGCGATACTCGGCGGCCGATGCTGGTCTGGATCGATGGCGTTAGACGTCCTGAGTTAGAGAGCGGGGTAGAGCCACTGTTTCCGGACAGTCCTGCGCGGATGGCAAAAATCGTGCAGCTGATTCGTGGGGAAGCGCTCTGTGATGACTGGACGCTGTGGTCAAAGATCAGCAGGCCAATCAAGGATACTGGTGTGGTTTGGGGATGTGCCGTGGGGATTCCACCAGGCATGGGCACGTTGGTGGGTGTTATCACGGTGGGCTTTTCCGAACGACTGCCTGACGATTACACCAAGATCAGATCGGCATTGATTCGCTGGGCCGAATTTGCCGCAGGCAAGGACATATAGCATGAGTGTCCAGGTGGGTTTTAGTGCGCCGATGCATGTGCAATACGATGCGGTGGCCAGCAGGGCTCTCGGCTCTGATCATTGGCGGGTGACGCAGGGCTTCCGGTACTACATCCAGAATTACGATCATCCGGCTTGGGTGTATGTGCCTGCTGGATATCTCACAGACGGTGCCAGCGTCCCACGCCTTTTCTGGTCGCTGATTCCACCATGGGGCGCCTATGGACAGGCCGCAGTGGTTCACGACATCGTTTGCGAATACCTCAGCGTCACTGTCGATGGTCAACCTAGGCCTGTCAGCCGTTCCACATGCGACCAGATCCTGCTGGAGGCCATGGCCGTGCTTGAAGTGCCCTCAATCAAGCGAAAGGTCATATCCAGCGCCGTAGGCCTCTATCGGCGCCTATCGGGTATTGCACATCCAACTAGCACGCCACAGAAGCGTGCATTGGAAGCAGCCTGGAGCAACTGACTAAACTACTGCCGAGGTTCGAGCCCCATGATCGAAATGACCCTTACTGAATATGCGGAGAAAGTAACGAAGAAAGTTGCTGCCTCAACTATTCACATGACACCCAAGGCCATCAGAAAGGCGATTCACTCTGAACGCAAAATAATCATAAGGGTGGATGACACAGGAGCATTTTTGGCTGCTTACGAGGTCAAGGATTTCGGGGGGGACCTGCGGTCCCCCGAGAACCACCTTTCGGATTAATGCCGCTCCATACTCGTTGTGCATGCCGAGACGCGAACTCAATCAAGCGTCAACAGCGGAGGTGACCATGCCCGAAGTCGAAGAGACAGCTCAGGCAGAACCCGCTCGAACACTTAAGGTCGAGCATGAACACGAGGAGTCAGAGATGAGTGGTATCAGCGAGAACCTGGACAAAATCAACATCAACATGCCTGGTGCGGATGGTGGCAATGCTGCGCTGATGGCGGCACTGGCAGGGGGCGGCATGGGACGCGATCAAAACAATTTGTGGCCGATCATCCTGCTGGCGCTGTTGCGCGGTCGAGGTGGTCTGGGTGGCGATGATGGCGGCGACGGCATCAATCCGATTCTGTTCAACCAGATCACGCAAACTCTGGGCGACATCAAGGGCGCAATCCCTGCTGCTGCAGCATCCACCGAAAATGTGATTCTGCAGCAAACCAACGCACTGAATAGCGCGCTGGCATCGCTAGGGCTGGGTGTTCAGGCGGGCTTCACCAACCTGGGTGACAAGGTGACCAACTCGGCCACTGTTGTGCTGGGCGCGGTGAATAACGACGGCGACAAAACTCGCGCCTTGATCCAATCGATCAACGACGCGAACCTGCAGCGTGAGCTGACCGTCGCACAAAATGCCTTAGCCGATGAACGTCACAACCGCCGGAGCCGTGACGTTGAAGTCAATGTGACTCAACAGGTCAACCAGCAACAGCAACAAGCTCAGTTTCAAGCCCAGATCGGCGGCTTGCTGAGCGCGGTACAAGGACTGATGCTTCAAAACAGTCGCCAGGCTCAGGACATCGTCAACCTCGGCACCATGACTGCCAGCGGTACCCAGGCAGCGGCGAACACCCAAGTTCGCTAATTGGGGGATAGGCGGGGGCTTCGGCCCCCGTTCTTTTGTGGGAGAAAGCAATGGATCCTCTAACGCAAGCGATCGAGGCGCTACGCCAGCTGATGGTGGCACCGGCACCTGGGAGCAATATCGCGCTGATCCGCCGGCTGGTGCAGGAAGAATATGCGCGGCTGGAATCGCCGCAGGCCATCAGCTTTATCGGTGATGCAGAAAGGGAGTTGTTCGAGCAGCACCAGGACAAAGTGCAAGCGTTCCTGGCATCCGTCGATGGATGTGATGCATGGGGGCTTTTGGTAGAGGCGTTCCGGTCGTACGTGGATCCGTCGGAACAGGTGGAGCAGCCACTGGACGGGCTTGAGGATGAATAAAAAAGCCCCGCGCTGCGTGAGGTCAGCGCGGGGCTAGGAGTGCTGGCTGTTCGCAGGGAAATGTCATCTCATCCCGATCTACGAACGGTACCGCTGCCAATCCTTTGCCAGCTCTCCTCGAAGCTGATTAGACTCCTTGGTCGATAAAGAGCGTAGTCAATAGATATCAAAAATGTTTTTCTCGTCGGCAGAACGCCGGAGAGGGCGTCAGCACCTGGTAACGCGGGCGGGGTGGGAGGCTAAAGGCGACGTATAAATGACCTGACAATTGATTTCGTGGCATCGCTTGTGTCTAAGTTATGAAGCGTGTTTAGAGAATGCCAAATGCACTCAGTGATCTCGTTTTGAGGTGTGGCACTTTCGGTATCTGGGACAGATGCTTCAAAAACATGGTGGCGTGTGTTGCCTCCATTGAACTCAAAAATATACAGGAGCTGATCAACATTTAGCCCGGTTTCTTCTTGGAGTTCTCGAATAGCAGCTCCAGCGATAGTTTCCCCAGTTTCTACCTTACCACCAGGCAGAGCCCATTTTGATTTCGATTTACGAACGAGCAGGATATGTCTATCTCTCTCGCATATGACTGTAGCTCTGACTTTCATCTTCTGGCTCGGAAGGAACACGCGGCCTATCTAGAAATTTTATTGGCAATCGTTAGGCTTGGCAGAGCGCCGGCGATGGCAAAAAATCCCCGCATGACCGAGGGCGGAGGCGGAGGTGCGGGGCAAAATGAGATTGCGTCAGGAGCGAGAGGTTGCCAAGAAGGCAATGCTCAGCTGCCAGTGAGCGTTGCATTGACCACCGTGAAAACTCCTTGCCGACCTCTTATGGTTATTAGAATTCAGATCGATAGCAGTGAAAAGTTAAAAGGAATCAGAAATGTATACTGATTCGGCAGAACGCCGGAGAGGGCGCCTACGCCTTGTGGCGCAGGCCTGGGGCTGGAGAGCGATTTTCTACAGAAAAAGAAAACCCCGCACTGGGCGGGGATTTTATCCATTTCAGAAAGCTACTCGGTAGGCTGAGGCTTCATTGCTGTCATTACTTCGTTCTGCTTTTCAGTTGCTTTTGCCAGGACTTCTGAATAGACACGCTTTTTTTCGTCAGATTTTGCATTTCGGATGAAGTCAGAAAATGCCGTTGAGGCGAGCTTACGCTTTGGGAAAATGTTCATTGGTCAGACCTCTCACGCCACTTCAAGGCGCTCGATATGCGGATGTTCGCGATGTTCAGCCTGCCAAAAATCGAACGCGGACTGCATGGCTAGCCAGTGCCGACCGTTGCCCAGTCCAGCAAGCTCAAGGCGTAAGGCCAAGTCAGCAGTGATCGCGGCATGACAATTCATCACGGAAGACAACTGGCCTCGGGAGTATCCCAAGTGCTCAGCCAAGGCGGTAATGGTCATATTGATAGCGGGCAGCACGTCTTCGCGCAGTAGGTCTCCCGGGTGAGGCGGGTTATGCATCGGCATGGTCAGTGCCCTCCAGTCAGTGGTAATCGCAATAGTCCAGCAGCTCCGCGTCAGATCCATTGAAGCGAAAAATCACACGCCAATTCCCTGATACCGTCACTGACCAGAATTCAGCCAGCTGGCCTTTGAGCGGGTGTAAGCCGAGCCCAGGGATATCCATGTCGCCTGGCTTGGTCGCTGTCAACAGGCAAAAAAATCCCCGCGCTGCTGGGGGCAACGCGGGGACAAGGAGGAGTTTTACCAAGGAATAAGGTTAGCATCATAGCCGGGGCTTAATCTGCTGTGTTTCGAGTTTTCCACATCTCGAATGGTCACGATTCGCCTGGGTACTAACCTTAGTACCCAGCCATTAGAAGGCAGTGGTACAGATAATAAAAGTCAATATGTGTCAGAAATTTTCTTTAATCGACAGAGCGTCACAGAAGGCAAAAAAATCCCCGCGTCTCCTGCCAAGAGCGCGGGGCAATAACTTTCATCACGTTAGAGCGCGATGTTTGGCAGCATCGCTACTAATACGCTAGTAACAAAGTCACCTCTGAAGGGAACAGGGCAATCCCCTCTGCCAACCATCAGCACCTGAATTAAGCCGTGGGAATGGATAAAAATAAAGTTAATAGGTATCAAAAAGCGTTTTTGAGGTCGGCCGCCGGAAAGGGCGCCCGCTCCTGATGGTGCGGGCGAGAGATCGGATCAGGCAGCGCCCCCTGCAAAATTGATTTCACGCTTGCCCAACTGGCTCATGAGCTTCATGGTCAGCTGGAGAACTTGAGGTGTCTTCATGCGTCGCTGCAAAGGCAAGGTGATGGTCAGCATCAACGATCACCCAGATATCCGCCGGGTGTTCGATGGCTTTCATTTCGAAACAGTGGATATCCGGGCGCCATCACGCTCCCGATGGCCCGTCAAACGGCTGAGTCTAGCGCTTGATCAGGGAAATCTTCGTTCCCTCGATACTGACCCCCGCCATCAACCCTTGCTGGTCGAAGATGAACGCGTAGGCGTCGTCTTTCAGCGTCGAGCTGGACAGGTTTTTCGCCACCCCTTCATCAACCACGACAACCGTTGGTCCCACACCGATTTCCCAGCCCTTGGTTTCGGCTATGTATTTCACGGCTTTATCGGTCATCAGGAAAACCGCATAGCCGTACGACTGGGCGCCGGCCTGCAGCCCCCATGAACCGCTGACGGAGTTGTAGTAATTGTCGACTGTGGCGCCTTTCATCAGGACGCCTTCGCCGTAGCTGCCACCGAACACAAGGCCCGCCTTGATGATTTTCGGGAAAACCAGCACCGCTTTGGCTTCGTGCGAGATTTTTTCGGCAAAAGGATGGGCCTTGTAAAGC